CCGTCGGTGTCGATCTCCTCCGACCCGGCGGGGAACGTGAGGACGTAGTCGCCCGTCGGCAGGGCCGTCTGGGCGGTCGTCTGCACGAGCCGCACAAGCGGGATGTTCTCGATCGGGATGTCCGCGGCGTACGCGAGTTGACCGGGTGCAACGGGCATGGGTGCGACCTTCCTACAGGGCCCATCGGGCGGCGTCGAATACCTGAATCGGGGTGCCGGCGGTATGGGCCTTGACGACGCCGTTGACGGCCCGGTTGACCGTGCCGGTCTGGGTGTACGGCCCGGTGCCGACGGCGGCGGTCATGGCGAGCAGGGTCATGCGCTCCCCTGCGATCACGATGTCAAAGGGCATGCCGGTGGTGAGCCACCGGTCCTTCGGGTCGGTCGAGGTGAACGGGAGCGCGGTGGTGCTGGTCGTCAACGCCCCGGCGAGCGTGGTGGTCGCGGCCCCCCACCGGTCCCCGACGGTGTCGTAGCGCAGGATGTCGTCGGTGTCCGCGGGGATGGTCTTGATCGTCACGGTGCGGGTGGCGTGGCCGTGCTGCTCGACCAGGCCGACGACGGTGAGCCGGACCGTCTCGCGTTCGATCCCGGCTACGGTGATCGTGTCGCCCGGGAACAGAAAGTTGGCGTCGTTGATCAGGGACGGGTTCGCCACCAGGTCGATGGTGATCGACCGGTACCAGGCGCGGTCGATGGTCCACTTGGCCAGGTACCACGACGCCAGGTCGGCGAGCCGGCCCTGGTCGGCGACGCTGACCGTGAGGTCGCCCTTGGCCTCCCCGATCCCGGCCGGCGCCGGCAGGGTCGACAGGGGCCCGGTGGTCAGCGACGCGGTGGCCTCCGACCCCTCGGCCTGGGCGATCGTGACCACGTTCTTGACGCGCTCGGTCGCGTTGACCTTGTCGTAGTCGACGACCTGGGCCGGGAACGTGAGCGCCATGACCGGGGTCTGCCCGTACCGGTGGACCCTGGTCCGCATCACCATGTTCCCGGTGGTGCGCGAGTCGTAGATGTAGCAGTCGTCGGTGGCGACGATCTGCTCGAGCAGGCCGGCCAGGGTCGCCGGTTTCTGCGGGCCCATCGGCATCGTGTCGGTCACCGACCCGGTGAAGTTGACCGTGAAACCTTCCTCGGCGCACAGACGCACGAACCGGGAGCCGGCGCGCTCCCCGGTGTGGCCGTTCGCCGCGGCGATCGTGTCATCGGCGAGCAGGTCGTCGCCGCCGCCGGTGACGGCGTACAGGTGCCCGAACGCGGCCTTGTCGATCACGGCGTTGCCGGTGAGCCGCCACCGGAGCAGGTAGCCGATCGTGTCGGAGAACGTGCCGGTGGTGCCGAGGATCCCGGACCGCTGCTGCGAGTACCAGGCCGGCTCGACGGTGACGATGCCCGTTCCGGCGTTGCGGGTCGCCTTGATCCGGAACGTGATGTAGCTGTCGTTGGGGGCGGCGAGGGATCCGAACGTGACGCCGGCCGTCCACACCACGGCCCCGGTGGTGGTGTTCCTCGAGGTGAACTGGTAACCGACCGGTTTGACCTCGATCAGCCAGGTCCGGTTGTCGGAGGTGTACCAGGTCAGCAGCGGCTGCTGTGTGGCTGGCAGGGCGGCCAGCTTGAACGTGAACCCGATCTGCCACCCGGCGGTCGCCGAGGCCTTGACGAACGGGCCGGTGGCCACGGTGTCGACGGTCAGCTCGGCCAGCTCGGCCGAGCCGCCCGACCCGGCGTCGCCCTGGTAGGTGATGCCGGCGGCCGACCCGGGTTTGCCGTTCGGGACGGCGTTGCTCAGCTGGCCGGCGGCCCGGCCGTCCTCGAACGGCCAGTACCCGATGGTGGTGGCCGCGTAGAACCGGGCCAGCCGGCGGTACAGGGCCGATCGCAGCGGGGTGGACCAGGACAGCACCCGGGCCAGGGTGCCCTCGACACGGAGGTCACACGAGGACTTCCCCCGGTTCGCCCCGGCCACGTGGTCGATCGTCTTGGACAGGGCGTACGCCTGGGCCTCCCCGATGCCGACCACCACGGCGTTGTTGAGCAGCCGCCACCGGGCGTACCGCTTCGCCAGGGCGTAGAGCGGCGACACCGGGTCGGTGGTGTCGAACCGGTTGTCGTCGTTGTTGAGCTTGGTCAGGATCTGCAACGGCCGCAGCGTGCTGTCGGCGTCGCTGCCGCGGGTGACGGTCGACCCGCCCTCGGAGTAGGTGGGCTGGTCGATCCACGTGGTGCCGTCCCACAGCTGCACGGTGATGGTCTGCACGGCCACGGTCAGCCCCTGATCCCGAGGACCGACCCGCGGCCCCCAAGGCCGTCCACGCGGGTCTTGATGGCGTCGATGAGCAGGTCGACCAGGCCGTCACCGCGGACGTACACCGGGGCCCCGCCGCCGCCGCCGACGGTGCCGGCCAGGCTGGGGATGCGCTCCCCGCCCTGGGCCATGATCATCCGGGGCCGGCCGACCTCACCGGGGACCACACCACCGGCATGGAACGTCGGCAGGTGCGGCACGCTGATCGAGTTGCCACCGATGAACGGCACCCACCCCGGCACCGACCACGACAGCTGCCCGATCGTGTTGTTCCAGGCCCGGGCAACCATGTTGAACGCCGCCCGGAACGGGGCGGTGATGAACGACGACACGGCCCGGAACGCGGTCCCGATCCACCCGGGGATCTTCTTGATGAAGTCCCACGTGCTGCTGGCCGCGGACTTGATCCACTTCCACGACGCGCGCCATGCGGTCGAGAACCAATCGGTTTTCTTGGCAATCAACACAATGACAGCGATCAATGCCACGATCCCGACCACAATCCACGTGATCGGGGACGCGAGTAGGGCGGTGTTCATCAGCCACTGGGCGGCGGCGGCGGCTTTGGTCGCGGCCGAGGTGACCCCGGTCTGCACGGCGGACGCCGCGGACGCGAGCTTGAAGTTGTTCGTGGCGAACACCCCGAGATCCATCAGGCCGGTGAAGCCGGTGACCACGGCGGACGCGCTCTCCATTTTCGCGCCGAACGCCCCGATCGCGGTGTTCTCCCCGAACGCCTCGGTCAGGGCCCCACCGACGTCCCCGATGCCGCCGGACAGCAGGCTGCTCTGGGCCGACAGGTGATCGAACTTCTCCCCCGAGGCGTTCGTCGCGTCGGTCACCCGGACGGCCATGACCTCGGCCGCGCGGCCCGCCTGATCGAACGACTTCTCGAGCGGCTTGCTGTCCCCCGCGAACGTCAGGGTCACCTGGTTGGCCATCAGCTGCTCTCCAATCCGGCCCCGTGGGCAAGGGCGGTCAGACCGTCGGCCATGACCTTGGTGACCTCGTCGCGGCGCGCGTCGAGGCCTGCGTACAGGTACCGGCCCTTGTGGATGAACGGCCGCGGCCCGGGCCGGCCGGGCCGCTTGCCCTCACCGCCGAAGTCGAGCCACGGCATGTACGGGGCCTTCCGGCCGCCGATGGCGACCCGGGCCTCGCGCTGCGAAGACCTGGCCTTGACGGAGCCGGCGGCCCGGCCGGTCTTGCGCGGGATCCGCGGGACGGCCCAATCGACGACCAGGCCGGTCGCCTCGTTGAACACCAGGCGCAGCTGCTTCGGGAGCTCCGCGTCCATGTCCCGCAGCGCTCGTTGGAACTCCTTGATGCCTGCGATGGTGATGTGGTCGGTCATGAGCCGTGCGCCTCCCTCAGCTGCCGTTCCTGCTCGAGCCGCGCGTCGTAGCGCGACCACAGGAGGAACTCCCCGGCCCCCATCTCGTCGCGGAGCCGGCCGACGGTCATGCTCAGCGACCGGGCCAGGCGGAACTCATACTCGAGCCACTGGTCGTCATCGAACGCTTTTGTACGCGGCCTTCCCGGAGTCCTCGAGCAGGCCGGAGATCACCCCGATGCCCTGCGACACGCGGGCGGCCACGTCGCCCTGGCCCTCGGTGTCCTGCCACGCCTCGGCCTGCTCGAGCGACAGCGCCGGGTCGACCAGGCCGTAGTGGAGCAGCAGCGCGTCCGCGGCGGCGATGCTGACCGTGTCCCGGCGCTCGTGCACCTCGAGCTGCTGCCGGCGCGACAGCGGCCGGATCACGAACTCAAGGCCGTCCACGGTGACGGTGCCGTGCTCGACGGTCGGCTTGGTCAGGTGGTCCAGGGTGGCGCGCATGGTTTCCCCCACGGCTCGTTACGGGAGCGCGGTCGTGACGACCGGGCCATCGATCTCGAAGTCTGCCGACCACGTCACCATGTCGTCGACAGGGTTGCTCTCGACGTACTTGGCCAGGACGGCCGAAAATGCGTCGTTCGGCTTGCCGGTGCCGGTGCCCTCCACATTGCGCACGATGGCCAGGGTGTTGCCCTCCTGACCGCTCAGCACGTTACGGGGGCCGACGCTGACGGTGTTGTCGTAGGTGCCGGAGCACGTGAACTTGCCGTCCTTGAGGCCACCGGCCTTGCGCTTGTTGGTCGCCCCGTAGCCGGTGATGTCGTGGACGTCCGCGGCCATCTCGTACGTGCTGTTCTTGGTGTACGGACTGACGTCCTTGGTAGCGATAGTGATCTTGGTAAACCGACCGTGTGAGGCGGCCATCAGGAACCCTTTCCCGCGATGTTGAGGTGGAACGTCGCCGCGAGCAGGTCGACTGCGGCCAGGGTGTACGTGTCGAAATCGACGTGAGTGACGGTGACGACGTCGCACTTGGTGTACGCGTAGTTCTGCAACTTCGGCACCACCGCGCGGGTGCCGCTGTCGGCCAGGTAGTCGGTGAGCAACTTGGTCGACGTCCGGGAGTCGGCCCGGCCCAACAGCACGATGAACGGCAGGTCCTCGAGCATGGCGAGCCCGCGGTTGTACGTGCCGTTCGGGTCGAAACGCTCCGGCAGGGCCACCACGGCGGCCGGGTACCGGCCGGGGGTCTCCCACTCGTAGACGGTCAGGCCGGCCACGGTGCGGCCGGCGGCGGCCACCTCGGCCATGACGGCGGTGACGTCCATCAGGCCGGCCCCGTCCGGCGGCGCAGCCCGACGAGGCTGGTCTTGACGTCCGGGTCCAGCCGGGCCAGCAGGCGCAGTTCCGACCCGGACTCAGGTGACCCGGACACACCGGCGGGTGCGTTGCGTCGCCAGTTCCACCGGGCCATCTGCAACCGGACGGCCCCGGTCACCTGCACGGGCACGGCGGTCCACCCCCACAGCGCGGTGACGACGATCGGGGCCGGCACCCCGGCATAGGGCAGGGTCGGCTGCGACGTGAAGCCGAGGCGGGTCCACGGCCGGCCCTCGGCCGGGGCGTTGCGGGGCAGCAGCACAGCCCCCGACGCCGCGAACGTCGCCGCGCCGATCAGCATGCCGGTCGAGGACTGCACGTCGTCGATGCTGATCTCCCACAGGGCGGTACGCGGGTTGTACGCGGCCGGCCCGTCGTAGGACCGGGTGGCCGGGGCCGCGAGGACCCCGAACTGCCGGTTGCACCACTCGTCGACCGCCCTTGAGGCCGTGGTCACCCACACCTGTACCTCGGCGTCGTCGACGGTGTCCCCGGCGGGGATGCGCAGGAACGCCGACGCCTGGGCGACGGTGATGTAGTCGGGTTTCCACGGCATCGGGGGTCAGTCCTTCTGCGGCTCGGCCGCCGGGCCGTTGATGCCGGGCTGGCCGGCCACGGCCGGGTCGATCAGGCCGGGGGCGACCGACGGGTAGACGAAGTCGACCCCGGGGGTGGCCGAGGCCGGCCGGCCACCGGCGGGCATGGGCCGGTCCTCGGGCGGGCCGTCGATCTGGATCTGTGACTGCTCCGGGGACAGCTCGGCGCGGACCTGGTCGATGGTCATCATCCGGCCGTTGATCACGGCGTTGCCGTTCAGCTCGAGTTCCTGCCGGGCACCCTCGGTCAGGAAGAACTGGTGCTGCACGGCCCCGGCTGCCGCGGTCGGCACGGCGGTGGCTGCGCGCAGCCGGCCGTTCTCGGTGTTGAGGCGGTCGACCTCGGCCCGCAGCATGTCGCGTTCCTCGGTGACCTGTTCCTTGGTTTCGCTCATGGCCCCTCCCGGGGAGTCGATGTTTCACGTGAAACGAGGTGGGCCGCGCGCATGTTTCACGTGAAACGTGCGCGCGGCCGGGGCCGGTCAGATCGGGTCGTAGATCAGCTCGCGGGTGCCTGCGAAGTCGGTGATGCCGAACGCCTTGTAGCCGAACAGGCCGACGTCGACCCACGCCACGCGCCACTCAAGCTCGATCTTGCGCGGCGCGGACGCCCACGCGCACACCTTCTCGGGGTCGAACATCCACGACGACGCGGCGACGGTGCCGGTCGCCGCGGTGGCCCACGCGGGGATGAACAGCTTCCCCTGGGCGTCGAGGGTGGTGTAGTCGGTGGCGACGGTGCCGACGGCGTTCTGCGCGCCGATCGACGGGTAGAGCCGGCGGCCGGCCGAGTCCTTCGCCTTGACCATGGCCTTGTAGAGGTCGATCTGGGTGAAGACGTTCCGGAACCGGTCGCCGCCGCGGATGAATTGCAACGGCACGAACGCGTCCGCGATGGCCTGGTCGAGGACCGAGTCGCCCGCGGCGGTGGTGATCGTCAGGTCGGGGATGCTGGCCGCGTTGGCGACCAGCTGGGCGATGACGAACGCCTCGAGGGCCTCGTAGTAGCCGCGGACCATCTGTCGCCAGATGAGGCCGGACATCTGCGGGTTGCCGCCCTGGTCGAATGCTTCGCGGGTGATCTCGACCTTGCCGGACACCGCCGACGGGGTGATCGTCTGGGCGGTCGCGGCGAACGCGCCCGGCGTCGGCTCCGTGCCGGTGACGTGGTCCGCGACCAGGCCGGACGACGACGAGAACTTGGGGATGACGAACGGCGTCACCGCGTCGAGGGTGCCCTTGTTGACGGCGTTCCAGACCGGGTAGAGGTACTCCATCTGGTCGACGTACAGGTCCGGCTTGTTGGCCGGGTAGTTCAGGGCGGTGACGTTGGCCGGGGTCACCGCGAACGTCTGCTCGACGAACGCCTCGGCCCGCTGCCGGGCGGCCGGGTCACCCTCGCGCCACCCCTGGACCAGGTCGGATGAGAAGTCGTGGGTACCGGCGTAGAGGTTGCCGTCACGGCCGAAGAAGTACGGCGACGGCTCGGTCACCTGGGCCGGGCCGTGGTGCGGGTTCACCAGGACCGGGCCGGCGGCCGGGGCCGGGGCCGCAGCCTGCTGCGCGAGGAGCAGCTGCTGGAACTGCGCGAACTGCGCGGTGATGTCCCCGGCCGGCGCCGGTGCCGGGGTGGGGGCCGGCTGCGGGGCCGGAGCCGGCTGCGGGGCCGGCGGGGTGGTCGGCTGCGCGCCGAGCAGCTGGGCCCGGAACGTCGCGCAGGCGAGGTTGGGCGCGTGCTGGTGCGCGCAGTGC